CAGCGGCTGACCCTGATTCCATCAAGGCTTCACTGGAGGTAACACCATGCCACTCAGGCTCAACGGTAATACCTCGGGGTACACCGAGATTGACGCTCCAGCCGTGGCAGGTAGCAACACGCTGACGCTGCCGACTGGTGCAGGCAGTACCTATCAAATGATCCGCAACGGTGCAACTGCCGGGTCGCTGGAGTTTGCCGACAATATCACCAGCGGCACCGTAGTCGCCAGCACCAGTGGTACCAGCATCGATTTCACTAGCATCCCAAGCTGGGTAAAGCGGATTACGGTGATGTTAAATGGTGTTAGTACAAGTGGAACGGCATTTATATGGGTTCAAATTGGCTCTGGAAGCGTTGAAACATCAGGTTATAACTCTGTATTCCAAGGTTCAACATCATCTGGCACAGCAACCGCGTCATTTGTTGTAGGGAGTTCCGCAGCAGCAGATGTTAGATGCGGAACTGTAGTTTTAAGCACAATGGGTTCTAATCTTTGGGTAGCATCATCAGTAATTGGCATTACAAGTGCCACTTTAACTCAGCAAGGTGGTGGCGCTAAAACAACGAGTGGCGTTTTAGATAGGATTCGCATTACCACATCTAACGGCACCGACACGTTCGATGCCGGGTCGATTAACATTCTTTACGAGTAACCCACCATGAGCACACACTATCTTCTTATTGCCACCCAGGAGGTGATCTAAGTGTCAACTTTATCCACGACAAACGTCAAGAACGCCAGCAGCGGCAGTAACAACATCGTGCTGGCGGCTGATGGCAGCACAACGATTGCCACGCTGACCGGCACTACGATCACCGGCACCTCAGTCAGGGGTGGCATCACCAGCGGCACCGTAGTTGCTAGTACCAGTGGCACCAGTATTGACTTCACTAGCATCCCTAGTTATGTGAAGCGGATCACGGTGATGTTTGACGGGGTTAGTTTAAATGGTGTATCCCACCTTTTAGTTCAAATTGGTGATTCTGGGGGTATTGAAACGACTTCATATAAAGCTCAAAGCACAATATCAAACTCAGGGTCAACTACATTAAACAGCGTAGCGGGGTTTCCAATATTTGCTAGTGAGGCGGCATTTAATCAAAATGGCAATTTAATAATAAATACTCTTGGCAATAATACATGGACAGCAACTGGAACAAACGCCATGATTGGGGGAAGTACTAATTCTATGAATATGACAGGTGGTAGCAAAACGTTATCCGGCACCTTAGACCGCGTTCGCATCACCACAACCAACGGCACCGACACGTTCGATGCCGGTTCTATAAACATCCTACGAGGGCTGACCCATGCACCGCATTGAAGTTAACGTGATCACTGGCGAACAGCAGACCATCGAGCTGACGCCTGCTGAAATCGCGGAGATCCAATCCCGCCCGCAACCTGAACCACCAATGCCCCTAACGCCTGCTGAGAAATTAGCAGCCGCTGGGCTATCGGTAGATGAGCTGAAGGAGTTGCTGGGGCTTTAATCCCGTGGAAATAGACGGGTTTGCAATTCGCTAGAAGAAGCGCAACAGCAGCCTAGGCCAGTGATTGAGATTCTTGCTGCTGCGGCAGCACTTGGCTAAGCTTAAACCAAGCGAGTCCCTTACTTTATGTCCCGCGATTATAAAGACGAATATCGCAAGTTCCAAAGCAGTGACGCGGAAATAGCACGTAGATCCGCACGAAATAAGTCTCGTCGTCGATTAGAAAAAGAAGGCCGCGTTCATAAAGGCGATGGTAAGGATGTGGATCATAAAGATCACAATCCCCATAATCGAGAAAATGATAATTTAAGAGTTATTTCTCGCTCAACGAATCGCGCAGATAATCGTTAGCTAAGATAAACTTAGAAGTGTACGACGATCCCGTCAAAGTCTCGACTATGGCAATCATTCCAAAGCCAAACGGTGATCGTGTTACACCCGAAATGAAACCGATCGGTGGTTTAAATTTCCTTCCTTTGGGTCTGCGAGGCAAAAATCAGCCAGCCGAGATAGGTTTACGTCGGGCTACGGAGCTTGATAGCTTATCTCGGGTATCTGCTCAAGCAGCGCACGATCGCGGCGTTTACATGAGGCAACCTGTTGGTCCTGTTGAGTATAGCGAAGGCAACATTAAGAAAAGCACTGAATTAACCGGTCTGGCGGGTTACAACCAAAAGCAAATCCCATTGAAAGACAGTGCGGATGATATGAGCCAACAGGAATATATACAATCTATAACCGACAATACTCCTAGTGCTCGCAAGGCTTTACAAATCGGTTTATTGGGGGATAAACAATATTTCCTTAATGCCCAGCAGATGAACGACACCAAGATGGTGCAAAGTTATAATATGGCTGATAGCCTCATGAATTTGGCTCGCGCAAAGAAGGTAGTAAAATGATCGATAACGATTTTCCAGTACGCATGGCGGGGCAACGGTTGAGTTTGCAACCATACAAACTCGCCGGTTTAACGCCTTCGGATGTGACGAAGCGCCTACGTTACCAAGCTGCAAATCCCAGTTATTGATATGCGAGCTGCCGGGCAAAAAATAAATATAGATCCACGGGCAATGCCAAGGACCACTGCCCGCGTGGCTGGGTCAATAACAGCGAAGAATCCAGGGTTAATCGAAACAATAACAGCGAATATTGTTCCGGGAGCTAAAGTAATTCAAGTTCCGGCACCTGAAAATTTTGCATAATGTTCAGCTGGATTGGATAACACCTGACGCGCAACGTGTAATTGCTCGCCATGCGCGTGTAAGTGCGAAAAATCCCGATAAAGAAGAGTTTACAAAACTTCTAAATTATTGCATAAGACACGGGCATTGGAGTGTATTTGAACAAGCCAGCGCATCGTTTGAAATTATAACATCACGAGCAATTTCTGCGCAAATAATGCGCCATAAATCTTTCAATTTTCAAGAAACCAGTCAGCGGTATTGTGACCCATTGGATGTGCTGGAGGAGGAAGAGGAAGTTTGTTGGGATTTTGAGTTGAGACGGCAAGATGTAAAAAATCGGCAAAATTCGACCGCCGATTTAGATATTGAAATTGCGGCTAAGTTTAAACAGCGAATTTCAGATACATACTGGGAAATTAAGAAATTGTATAAAGATATGATTGCAGCCGACGTGGCAAAGGAATGTGCAAGGAATATTTTACCAATGTGTGCTCCTACAAAGATATATATGACAGGTAGTATTCGTAGTTTTCTACATTATGTTGGTTTACGAGCGTCAATAGAAACTCAATCCGAGCACAGAAATATAGCTAAGCAAATTGCAACTTCTCTTGAAAATTGTATCCCGGTAATTGCACAAGCTGTTAAAATTGCAGCAGAAAATGATCGCAGTCTTCGCGGTTGGATTCAATTGTAAAAATCGGGGCCAGGCGGGCTTGTTTTAGGCCCACCTGTTAAATGCCCTGTTGCTTACGCTTATTAATCATAGCAAGCTTTTCCAAGGGTCTATACCTTCTGGTATATTAAAATTTGTTTCGGACCTTGGTGGTTGTTGTTTTGCTGTAAGTTGCTGTTGATAAACCAACAGTTGGTTAAATTTTGTTTGCAAACCCTGAAGCTGAGATAGCAAGGGCTGTTGTTGCGCGTCCGCCCAGTTTTTAGCATTATCTGTCAATTTTGATAACGCATTATCGGGGTGAGGGAAGGAATATATAATTCCCCGTTCTGTTGGAATTCGCTGGCCGTTTTGCTCATCCGCTAAAACGTCCAAAAATAAAATTATTTGAGAAAGTTCTACGCTTGCGTGGTAGCTCAGTTGATCCGGCGAAATAATTCCTTTATTAATGTCATATAAAAATTTAAAGGAATTAGAAACTCTGGCGGATTCTAAAAGTTCCTCTTCTTTTTTTGATGCTGCCGAAAGCATAAGCGAAGATCCAGCTAGGAGGCCGCCGGATCCTGCCAAAAAAGTCGGAACCAAATTTGGATTTAGATAAGATGAAATTCCGATGCTACCCGCGCTAATTGCGGCCAGCACAACAATAAAATCCTTAGGTAGTGAGAGGGTCATGTTTGTCAAAAGAAATTTTCCAGAAGTCATGGCTTGGGTTAGAAGCAAATTCTACTGGTGATGGCAAACGATCCTCGCCGGAAGAGGCGCGGTCCGTAGTGACATCATACGGCTTCAATCGTAGTCCAACAAATGTTGCTTTGCCGTTAATAAAACGGGGTTCAACGCCTGGTACTCGAAGTACATTTTTAATCGTTTCCTTAAGTCGCTCCACGAATCGAGGTTTAGCCGAGTGCTTGTACCCATTCGATTTACAGAAGTTTACATAGGAAGCGTAAAGCTCGCTATAAGCATTCTTAACAAAAAGTCCGCGTTCTGATTCATCCGTACTAGGTCGAAACGCTCCACCGCCAATTATTGAAGACTGATTAGGTGCATATAAAGTACATTCTGCTAACCAAGCAACATATGGGTTGTTAAAGATCAAAGCTTCTAGATTGGTAGCATTCAGCGTGGGCACATGTTTTACAGGATTAGCTAACACATCGCGCATTTCGTCAAACGGCAGCGATAGCGCCCAAGTAACAATTCCAGAAAGTTCTGGTACAAAATCGCCATCTACGTGATCTGCGTAAACGTTTAGTAGATCGCGTCTCTGAGAAGGAGGAACAACTTTATCCATAAGGATTGTAAGCCGACGCCGCTCCAAACCACTACTTATATCACTAGAACTAATATGCTCATTAGAAGCAATGCAAACCAGCAATTCTGGCTTGAAATTTATAACTTCTTTTCCATATTTTCGTTCTGCACGTAATGTGTCGGATGCCGAAGTTATCTTTTTTAAAACGTCCAGGCGTTTGTTAAAGTTTGATTCGTCAGTCAACAGTAAAAGTTTTTTCCCAATCAGGTTGTGGCCCTCAAACTTATTGGTTTCAATGATCTCCAAACTACTGGTGTGAGTTCCCGCAAAACCAGCTAACGCAATTAAAATCTGTTGCATCGTCGACTTACCTGTACCGCCCGGACCAACCAAGTGGAGGAACCGCTCCCCTGTGGTGTAACTCGTTAGCAGAGCTCTACAAAAAGCTCGAATCAAAATGGCTTTGTCGGCACCTACAGACGAGTCAAGCCAAGCTAAGAACTGAGGACAGGACGCTTTAATGTCATACGGGTAGTGTAATTTGGTACGAAAGTACAAATCTTGCTGATTACCATCTATAAATTTTTGAGTTTCGCTTACCAGAACACCATTTTCAAATGATATATATCCCGAACTCTTTTGCCAAATAGCGGTTCTACCATTATTTAACGACCGTAGAAGCTTGGCCTTTAATAGCTGGAAAACCGATGACACCGTGGCAGCATTATATCTAGGTAGAACACCCGCCGCCACAAAAGTATCTAGAGTTTTTACAATTCGTCGTTTGATATGTTGTTCATCTTGAATGTACCAAACGCCTTCATCTGAGTCGTAAGTGAAAAATTCATCGAGTGTCGAATCGTAAAGAAAAGAATCACCGTAGTTGTTAACTATTACTTCAGCAATATCGTTCTCAGAAAACTGTCGATTTTCTTGTTGAAGATTAATTAACTGAGCAGGAGATGCCGGGGTGGTTTGAGTCATTGAAGGAGTTGAATTTGAGTTTGATGTTATTAAATCGTTGATGTTTAGCACCGAGTTTTTTGGTGCTGGTTTCTTGATTTGAATTTGTTCTTTAATTGAATCTGGACATTTGTCTTTGTACAGATCTTTGTTTTGATACTTTAACTTTTTCCATAGAGCGGTTTCGCCGTCTTCAGAGGCGAGGGCTAATGCCGGACGCAAGGTGGCAGCATCGGTTATGCTGCTTAAAATTCGGTTAAATTTGCCATCCAGTTCAGAGCTATATTCGTAGATATTCTCGAATATCAACCGGCACATTGTCAAGGGGTCTTGCTGAACCGCAATGTTTTGTTCGTTTAACCAGTTGCACCATCCGATAACTTCCTTAAAAGCCATAGCCATGGCGAAAGAGCGGTCTTCTACAGATTCTCCATTCAAAATTCCTTGAACTGTATTGGATACCAATCGTGAAATATCTAACCCATTTTCATCCACGGAAATTTTTATAAAATCTTCGGCGTCTTCGTTAGTTTTAACTTGTTTTGGCGCAGCTAAATAAGCTAGATATGCCTCGTCAATTTTTGCTGCAGGAATAAAATTCTCTGATAAATAAAATATGGAATTTTTTTCATCGGGGTTGGCGCCGTAGAACAAATTTACGATCTGCGTGGCCCTTCGATCAGAACCAGGAATTTGCTCAGCTATAAATCGAGTGAACCATTGAAAAAACTCTGGATCAATAATTGGTTTCTCTAAACCAAAAACTAATCTAAACCTAGGCCAAGTCGCAGTGCTACTGGGCGAGTAGTAACCCAAACTTAAATACTTTTTTGATAACCCTAAAGTTATCGATTCCGTTGGTGTTAACTCTTGTCGTTGTACTTTCTCACCGTCGCTATCTTTTTTATCATCTTGATTATCAACATCGATAATAATAAGGCCAGCTTTAATTGCGCCTGTATCGTTTTTAGATCTACGACCGTCAATCAAATGCCACGCACACAAACCCGATGAAGAACAAACAGCTGCTGTAATTTCTTTAATAGAACTCTCTACAGGAGTCCAGTTTTCGTTGAATGCTTTAAAATTTCCGCCATTAGGAAGCTTACCCGATGCTCCTAAATATTTCTTAACTTCGCTGTTCAGTGAACAAAAAAACCTCATGACCTCCCTCCGTTCTGACATTCTGGCACGTAAAACCGAAGCCAGCCACCGAAGGTTGCGTTAAGCTTGCTGCAATTTGCTGTAGAAATCCTTAACAAGCAGACGCCACTGGGCTTCGTGTTTCTCAATTTCAGATTGGCCAAACGTAAACACCTGAACAGAAAAATCGGGAACAGCCGTAGATACAATTATTTGAGTTTTATCGATGGATATATTTAAGCATCGTTCTGCAGCGATCTTATAAGCAGCGAGTTGTAGTTGTGTTTTTTTGAGTTTGAATACGCCCGAGACTAAAGCTTTGCGAACTTTCTCGTCTAAGACCGCCGTGGATCTTGGAAAGTTTTTGGAGTAAGGGCCTGCTGAAGTTTTAAAATCGCCGAGAATATATTCGCCGTTTTTATCTTTGTAGATAATGTCACAACAACCAGCCCAACCGAAACCAGTTTCTTTGTCGTAGTGATGAATGCGTCCGATACCGTCATCGCCTACGTATTTAGACCAACTAGGCATGTTATAGGGTTTTTCAGACCATAAAACTTTGCCGCCTTCTAAAATTTCGTCTACTTTTTCGGGGACATCATCCCAGTAGGGCGCGTAGTCTGCGGGAGGATAAACCGCTAAGCCCCGAATGTGGTTTTCTACTGCGTTGTGAATCCAGGTTCCCCGTTCCGCAGCTTTGTCCGCTACTCCTGGATTTAAAATATTCCAAGTGGAAAGTTTACGTTGGGTTTCTTCGGATTGTGTGGCCGAAAGAATACTTGTTACGGAAGGTAGCGGTTTATCAACACCAGCGCAATTGTAGTGTCTTAGACCATTAAGCGTTAAACGAGTTTGGGACACAAGAATGTGTCGAAGTAGTTACATTCTAGTTTAAAACGTCATAAAGACAACATAGGAGGCGGCGTGGTAGGAAATGAATTATGCGTATCCTCGTCGTCATCGTCATCCTCGTCACATCCTCATCATCCTCATCATCATTATCGTCCTCATCGTCGTCAAGAAAAAACTCCGCTTTCTGATAATCAAAATTGCGGTAATGACTGTTTAGTTCTTCGTTGAGGCAGAGGCTTGCACAAAAACTCTCAACAACAATTTCTCCGCAGTCTTCAGCAGTGCGCCCCTCTCCGTCTGGGGAAACGCACTCTTGTAAAAGCTGGGCTGAAACCAAAAGGGCACAAAGTTTGTCGAGTTTTTCATTTTGTTTTTGGACTAAATCAATCAATGTTTTTTGAAAATCTCTAAATTGCTGAGGATTAGATTTCATGAGAATCCTCCGGTAATTTAGGGATACTGTCCCAGTTTACAGCATATGAGACGAATGTTCCATCACGCCAGAATTCTGGTTTTTGAAAAATAAACCAGGCACTGGTGATCGAATCTTTTGTTGAGCCTACGGATCTAAAATTGGGGCGTGGTGATAATACGATGAGGTTTGATAATTTGTGCTGGAGTAAGAAATCGCGACGTTTAGCTGTCGGCTCTAAGAAGGACAATCTTTCTAGTATCGCAATTCCTTTCACTGCACTTTGCATACCATATTCAAGGATATAGCTTGATAGTTCTTTCTTTCCAAGCAGTGAGGCTACAATCCAATCGTATTTTTGTTGTTGGGACACCCACCAAATTGGATTAGTTACATTTTCTTCGTCGCGATTTGTGCAAACCGAATAGTTGTGAGCTCGTAGTTGATTGCTTAATCGTTGCTCTTCGTCGTCGTGTGGAACAAGAATCGTACCTTCTAAATAAGAGTGTTTTGCCAGGGCGTGTGTGACGCCTTTGGGTAGCGTATAGAAGCTGGACAAAATCGCTGTGTCAGGCGATGGTAGCATAGCGTTATTCATGCGGTAAATCCCAAGAATTTTTAGTAAATTAAAGCAAAAGAAGGAGGATCATGTCAAGCGTACCTTGGTTGAGCACAGAACAGAAATTCTTACATTTTCGGATTATGCAAGATGTTAAAAAATTAAAACAAGAAGAATTGGTAGAAATTTTTGATAATGTGCATCAACAACTTTTGTTAAAAAATAAAATGCTTACTTCGTTGATTACGTGGTGCGTAAGATCAGGTATGGTATTACCTCCAATAACAGATTTGGTAGATCCCGATCAAGTAGAAAAAGAGTCAGGCTAAATGTGCGTCCAAGATTCGCGGCGGATAATCCTAGAAATATGAGAGATGCTAATGCCAAAAACAACCGAAAGTTGTTTCATCGTTTCTCCTTTGTCGTAGCGTTTCCTCAAATCTCTAACGTTGTCTTCAATTAAAACCGATTGAGGATTCATGCTACCAAAACGTTTAGTTCGTTTTGGTCTTTTAGTAAAAAGCTTCGGCCCGAGAGGTAATGCAGAAGTAATACACTCTTCAGTAGTAAATCTGAACTCACACCGTAGACATTTTCTTCGTCTGCGAATGGTTTTTTTCGTGTACACAAATTTGCTTTCTAAAACTTGAGATTTTACAAATTCACACCTGGGACAGAAACACATGATGATTTAAATAGATAAAAAAATAAGGCGGACTAGCCGCCTCGTGAAAATGGAGACTAACTTAAAAATCAATTCCAAGGGCTTTCGCCTGCTCCTCGCTAAGCTCTACGGCCTTCTTTTTCCTAGTTGGTGCGGGAGGTTCAACAACCACCACTTCCTCTATTGGATCTGCAGCAGTAGGTAAAGCCCTTCGCGATTGGGGAGCAGAGGGCTGTTCACGAGATTCTGCAAACAGTTTTTTCACCTCAGCGTGGTCAGTGCCGAGTGGAAGCTCTACCAGGTCTGAACCCGGAATATGGCTACCCAAAGCAGCACTAATGAAAGTACCACCTTTGCCTTCAATCCAATCCGAGATATCCTCGGTGAGTTTTATTTCAGTATCGCCTGCAGCTGGGCGATCTGCAAATTCCAGAGCATTGAAATTGATCTTGTTACCGTCTGCACCTGTAACAGGATCCCGTTCGTTAAAACTGCGAGTCACAAATTTGCTGCAAGTAACAACGCTTGCGCAGTTGATGCGATTGTTGTACAGAGTTTGAAAGTATGAAATAAAATTTTTCTGACTGGATTTGCCAGAAATCATCGCCGTGGTTACACACCGGGGCGGAAGTAAACGGTGCTTAGGAGACACACCAATAAAAGAAATCCGAAGGAATTCTTCTTGATTTCGCATACCTAAGTTTCCATAAAAGGGTTTAAACCCTAGAAGGATAAACTCGATAGGGATTCCGTTTTCGTTGCCATCAATAATCGCAGAGTCCGGGTCGACATCGGATTTCCAACGTCTAGCTTGAAGATCGACACGTAAGACGTGGGGTGGAATGTTACAGAGAATTTCGTCAGCCGAAAAATTGCCAGCAATAAAAGTCATGGGAGGAGAAATCAGAGGGAGAAGTCGATAGAACCAATAGCTGCTGCAGAGATCTGACCTTTATCAGGATCTACAGCTTTTTTAGGCATTGACTTGGAAGTCTTAGGAAGATAAAGAATTTTATCAACGGTGTAGTTGAGGTAGTGCTTTTCGTCCTTTTCGCTTGTAGAGACTTTGCCTAAAGCGATTGTAGGTGTTCCGGGAGGTAGATCTGAAAGCTGTTTAGAGTTTTCGCCCCAAGCAGTGAGCTTAAACCAATTTGTTTCTTTTTCCTCGGAAGTCCAAGCTAAAGAACGATTGGTGACGGTGGTGTCGGAGAGCTCAACCTCTTCGGCTTTGGGTCCTAAACCACCAGTAGCGACAAACAGGTTAAATGCAAGTAAATCATTGAAATTTTCAGGAGTGACAACTAGCATTGGCTGCATTTGCAAAATCCCATCGGGTGTTGCCCGTGTGGGGCCAATCGCTAAAGTTGTTTGTCCTGTTTTTAGTTCCTTTAAAAGTTTTCCAATGTAATGGTTTTTTTGTTGGAAGAGCTGAATTTTGGTGTTAACCCGTTTGTCGTTAGAGGGAAGCATCTCCCCTAGAACGTTAATCGTCTCTTCATCGGTGTTTTGGGCCTCAGCTGTGATTTTGAGCCCCAGCAAGAATACGTTCATTTTTGAGTTTTCGGTAGATGGTCGAACGGTGGATTTTAAAAGCCCCGGCGATCTGGTCAACGCCAGTGCCTTGGCCTAAGAATGCTAATACGAGATTCCAGTCTCCGCTACCCAGTTTTGTGTTTTTTCCAATCTCGTATGCAAAATGATATGGATTTATACAGGACTTACAGTTGCAGCTGGGACGAGCAAATACGTCCTCTCTTGGAATATCTAAGTATTTTAGGATTAAACTACGTACGTAATAACGCTGTTTGAATATGTATATACAGGGAACGTTGTTAGAAAATTTCCCTAACCAAGGAGAGCATTTTTTATGGTTAAAATTGTTTGAAGATAAATCTTTATATAACTCAGAAAGAGGAGTGAATTTGCACTGACCGTAAGATAAATTAAAAGAAGTGGCATCCAGTGATCTGCAGATATCTTCTGCTTGTGCTTGCGCGTGGCTACTGTCGTTTGCAGTTAGTGCAATTTTACAGTTTTGTAAGTTTTTATGTATTTTTAAAGTATAGTTTTCGTCTTTATCGTTACCTAATGCTGTCCCAGGTCCCATCTTCCCCCTGCCCATACCTTTTTTGCTGCTGATAAAGGGGATTACTAGTTAGTTGGGGGTAAAGGGGGATTCTTTGCTTTTGAGCGTCGTAATAGTAATAGTCGGGTTCGGAAGCTGGGGCTGATGCGGGTGGTGTTGGAGCAGGCTCAGGCTTTCTTGCACTTAACGTCTCAAGTTGTTTTTTAAGATCATTTATTTGAGATGAATAGTCTGGAATGTTTGGGATGTTTGGAGTGTTTGTAGGTTGTTCGCGTCCTTGAATTGTCTGATTAAAACTGAATTGAGCTGGTCTTTGTAAAGGAGCAACCGAGACTTCTTGCGTATCCATGGATTGCCCACCTCCGATCGCACCTCCACGAGAGCCTTTGGCTGCTCGGGTCACTTTAAAACTAGGAGCGTAATCTCTTAGATCAACATCAAATGCTGTACCAGCAAAACGAGGGGCTTCTGTCGACGTGGCAGAAGATCCCATAGCATATGCTTCACCTTCCTTCAAATCGGAAGGTTGCTGAAACGAAGCGGGGGGATCAGTATCTTGCTCAAACGTAGTGGTTGTCGTGCCCCCTTCAGTTTTAGCGCGTGGCTTAAACGAACCACCATACCTAAACTTCTGCATGAATCCCGAAGATTGGGAACCCAGCAAATCTGAAAATAAGTCTGACTCTGCCACAAGCTGCTAGCGTAACCTTCTTTATATTAGTTCAATGTAGTCGAAGAAAGAATCTTTTAAGAATATGCCCTTTTTGTAGTACCACATCTAAAGTTTTTTGTAAAATAGCAGCTTCTTCGTAAGTGTTAAATATTTGTGCTTGTGTTTTATCAGTAGTGTAAGTGACTACTTTTGAATTGCTTAACGCCGTCTTAACATAGGTTTTGTTAGGAGAAAGCAAGACCCAGACTTCTTTGACTCTTAAGTCTGGCGAGTTTCCCATCTCAAATTCGGTCAGGAGGACTGAGGGTTTCGTCGTCTGAAGTTTAACAACAGATTCGGTAGTTTCTTTTTTCTTAATGTTTCCAGCTATTTTGTATTTTTTACGGAGAGCTCGGGCGCTGTTTGCTGCCTGCAAAGCATTAGGGAAGGTTTCTGTAGTTATGTAGATTGTTTTTTCGGCTCGGATAACTCCACAAAAGCCGTTATTTTGTTTAATCGTTGATATATCCTTTTTAGTCTCTACTGAAAGTTCAATCAAGTCGTTCATTTTGCCGCCCAAGAAGATCCAATACTTGCGTCTGCTGACGCTGGAACAGAATCTAACACTGTTTGCGCAGCGTGGATCATCATCGTCTCAAGAATAATTTTATAGGTCTCAGCTTTAGATTCTTCAACCTCTAAAACAAGTTCATCATGTACTGCAGCTACTAAGCGCACTGTGTCATCCAAGTGTTTATCTAAATTTGCAATAGCAATTTTTAAAATATCTGCGCCACTACCCTGAATTAAAGTGTTAGCAGCACACATCATGGTTGCATCATCGTAACTGAGTAACCGGCGGCGACCACACGGCGTACGGATGTAAGTCCAACCATCTTGAACAAGAGCAGCTCGTTCTTGATGCCACGAACGTAAACGGGGATAGGCAGAGTGAAATGCCGCGTGGGCAATTTTTGCTTCTGATAAGGTCAGGTTTCTGCCACTCTGCGCAGCATAAGTTTTGTATTTCCGAAAACCCATTCCGTAAAGCAACGCAAAGTTCAACGTTTTTCCGTCTTGTCTTTCCTCTTTAGTAACGAGACTTATATCTTTTTTATAGATTAAACTCGCAGTCATCGTATGCAAATCGATATCGGATACAAAGGCTTGTTTCATTTGCGGAATGTTAATTAATTCGGCACCTAGTCTCAGTTCTATTTGTGCCCAGTCGCAAATCACAAGTTTGTATCCCGGCGCCGCAATAAAACACTCTCTGAAGTTTTTAGAGCGAGGAACTTGTTGGAGATTTATTGAAAAGCTAGTTTTTCCAGCTTTTTTGGTTGTCTTTGGGGCACCGCTGCTTGTGAATCTGCCAGAATTTGCGCCCACCTGGTTGTAACCAGAATGAATTCTGTGTGTTACAGGGTTGATGTTATCAATTAGTTTATTTACATGTTCCAATCTAGTTTCAATTTTCGCTCTTTCTCGGTATATACCCAGCGTGGCATCGTCGCTATCAAATTCAGATAAGGCAACCTGATTCAAAGTAGCTTTACCGGTATCAGCATCAGCAGGTAATTTGATACCGCAAGCAGTAAAGTACTTGACAATCTGGGTTGGTGAGCCTGGGTTAAATTCCTTTAAAGGTTTTTTTCCAATCGCAACAGTACCCTCTATCGTTCTAGGTAACTTACAATCATCTGGAAGATTGGAATCTAGTTGAGTTATAAATTGGTTACTTTTATTCTCTAGTTCTTTTGTTATAGAGTCTTTTAGCTTCTTTAATAATTCAATATCAACACAAAAACCTGTGTAACACATCTTTGCGACAGGACGGATACACTTGGATTCAATACTGTATATTGCTAACAAGTTTTCTTCGCGCATCTCCGCTAATTGATCTGAGGCAATTTGAGGAAGAATGTCTACGTCACCAGCGGCGTATTCAACTTGTTCTAGGGTTAGATCGAGTTGACTCCAGTCAGTCATCCGTTGTGTTTTGTCCAGTTCCAAGGAGAGACGTCGATCAGCCACAGCCTTAAGGGAACAGGAAACATCGGCAAAATAAGCTTTCTGAGCTTTAGGACTTACTCTTTTCTCTTTAAAGCCCGCACGTAGGATTCGTTCAGCAATGTACGTACAAAAGATTTTGTTTTTAAAGTCTATGCCTAAGTAATACAAGAATTGAAGATCAAAGTTAAGGTTATGACCTATGATCATTTCCCTTGATTCAATCAGTTCTTTAAGGTTGTGGTCAGGAGGAACCTTAAATAAATCCAAAACATGAACAGTACGATCCTCAACAGATGGATTACTGTCACAAAGTTGAAGTAAGCGAGGCTTAGCAATGCCAGCTTGGAGCCCCGTGGTTTCGAAGTCAAGGCAAAGTTTTTTATGTTGGGAAAGATTTGCAAGGGAAGCTACGTATTGATCGTGTGTTGTAACGTAATTTGTTTGCATGGTTTTAAATAGTGAATGCGCCCCCACAGCTGCGAAGCAGCGAGGACGCTCACACTAACAGAGTTTACTCAGAGTAATTATTAAAATATATCGTTGGTTACGCTTTCTTTTATGCTAGGCGCCTCCTCCTCGTCCGCCTCTCCGTGGTATATAGCCACTTCGGCCATAAAGCCCTCCCTATTTATTTCGTCCTCCTCCTCTTCGTCCTCGTCTTCGTTCGCTTCAAAAAGTTTACTTAAAGTTAAATAGGTGCAAGCTCCGTTCATATGGTGATTTAGACCGTCCGTTACAACGGTCTTAATTAACTTACACATTATCTCGGGAGACAAAAGTGTACTGTATTCTTTGAAAGTATCCGCCATATCACATATAAACCCTTCTTGATCTTCTAGGAGATCTTGAGCAAGTTCTGTCATCGGTTAGTACCTGATTTAGGGGTGTAATAGTTGTAGAAGTATTTATCCATATCACTCCAGGATGAACACAGTTTGTCGCCAAACTCTGTCAACTTGTAGATGTAGTAGCGGCGTTTTAGATGGCCTGACTTTTCATTGTACTCTTTGTTCCTAGAACCAGTGGTCCAGTTTTCTGAGATTTTAACGAGATCGTGTTCAATGCAGAACATAAGACCAGCTCGAAGACTGAGGTACAGAGGGGAAACGTAGTAGGTGTCACATCTGCGCGTGGCTTGGTTACTCTCGATCGGAATTAATGTATCCGTCACTGCATCAAGCGCAAAGCCCTTGAATAGGGAGGAAGATAAAGGGAGCTTCAGATCGTCAGCTGCTTCATTTACGACGGAGATAGCTACGTCTCTGAGGGCTTGCCATTCCTGGGTGTCGCCTTT